CGCCTGCCGTTCTTAGCCGCCTGCTTCTGGCTAGCCACCCGTGAGAACACCCCACGCTCGCCTGAGCGAGATTCGTAGAGGCTGGTCCACTCGGCTAGGAATGCTTCGAAGTCTGGCTTCTCGGTGTAGCAGGCTGAGTTGTTAGCCAGCCCACGCTGGGGGTTCTCGTCCCACCACTGCCCGTGCTTGCACCGCCGTAGCCTGTCATCTGACAGGTTGGAGAGGGATATGAGCGCCGAGCGCCTGACCCCACCCACAACGATACACGATGCTATCTTACAGCACAGATCGTGGCATTCAATGGAGCTAAGCTTTCGACCAGCCGCTCCTTGAAACAACTCGGTTGTAAACGTGAACAGATCGACGAGAGGTTCTGGACCGCTTGCACGGCCTCCGAAAGTCGATAATGGGGAACCCGCACTTCGTACTCGACTAACGTCCCATTGGGGAAGCTGACCTGAATACAGCAGTGATACCAATTCCCTAAACGATTTCGCCCATCCGATTTTCGAATCTGCAACATTAATAACTGTGTCTGTGGCATGGAACTCCTCCGCTACCTCTGGGAGCTTGGTGATGTATTGTCGCTCTACAGAATAGCCGACGCCGGTCCCGCATAGCAAGACGTACATCAACTCATCGAAGCTTTTCTGGTGATCGATGGGTAGGTAGGAGCAGTTAAATCCAGCTACGTTGTCTCTCTTAAGAGCCTCCCCGGCCGTCATCATGGCCCGCATGCTAGGCATTACCTCTAGTGCAGTGATGGCTTCTCGGATCTGCTCTGCTTCTTCGTCATTAATCTGTTCTCGCTCCTGCCAGAATCCGACGTATCGGCCGACGGTTTCTTCCCAAGACTCCCGTCGCTGTTCTTCTGGCAGGTAACGTGCGTACCTTGACTTGTGTATATACTGTTGATACGCGTCCAATGACCGCTCCTTTTTATGTTAGGTTCCTTGGGAATTTGCAGAAGAAGGTCTCGAACAAGGGATTGAATGCATCCTTGGTCGCCTGATCTACTGCGGAATTGTTGAAGCGGAAGTACGCAATGTTCAGCGAACCGGCAGACAGCGCGTGTGACGTAGGCTCTAGGGCCGTGAACAACGCCTCAGCGGTGCCGATGTCCAGTGAGGCCTGCGCCACCATGAACTCAGCGCGGAGCATCTGTGCTACTTCCTGCTCCTTGGCGATGAACTCAGACGTGGTAGCCCCGTTGTTGAACAGCTCCGACTGTACTGCAAGCCGTGCTTCCTCAACCGTAAGCTCATGAACCTCAGCCCCTGTAGGAGCCTCTCCATCTGCCGGGACTTTGTAGAAGTACCAGTCGCCTGACGTCTTGTTGCCGCTGGTGAACAAGTCCGGAGAAGTCCCCGGAACTGTCCCGCTAGCTGTCTGTACTCCGTCCTTAACTGCGGATACGTTCCGCACTACGTAGTATTTCTTGCTCATTATGTACGCTCCACGAAGTCATCAGATGTGCCGTTGACAAGGCTACCCGTTACGTTGCTCTTCTCGCCCACGACGTTGGGGAATACACCCTCACCGCATGGCACGAAGTCCCGAGCCGCTGTGTAGTAGCTGTGTGAAGTAACGTCACCGCCTGCGAACCACTCTGCTTTCTGAGCGGACGACAGGATGTTATTGGTGAACAGCAGGTTGTCAACCCCACCCTCGTAGTCTTGGTATGTACCCTGACCGAAGGCGATGCCCCCGCGACCGAAGTCGATGGAGTCGCTGACGTGCGCGCTGTTGTCGCGGTGCGTAGTGTTCATTGTTGTGTGCGACCGGCGAGTCCCGTCCAGCCAGTAGCTGATCTTGGTGCCGTCACACTCGACTAGGATGCGAGATCCTGCCGACGGGGCGTACCACGTGTTGGCCTGCGCTACAGAGTTGTAGCCGTTGGCCGCGTAGAATCCCCAGTTTGACCCGCCGCGTCGTAGCGACAGTCCGTTGTCCCCTGAGCGCCAGAGCGTCATGAACTTGGCGTCAGTCGTGATGGAAGGCAACTCGGTGATCTCACAGGCCACAGTCCACGTTGAGGTGTAGTCCATGATGGACCCCGTCCCCGACAGGCTGATGTAGTCGTTGACGCCATCCATGCGGATGAACGCCTCGTCTAGCGTAGCAGGAGCATCACTGGCCGTAGGGGCTGACAGGGTGTACTGCACGTCTGCCGTGTTGAACTCGTAGCCGAGGTCAGACATAACAAACTCGTAGTAGCCCGCGCCGTATCCGGTGTTGGTGCTGATGTTTGCTACCAGTATCTCTTCCGCTGAGTCCTGCGGTCCGACAGACGCAGAAGCGTCCAGCGTACATGCTACTCGGGGAAGGCTGGGGAAATCGCCTGTGTCTACGCCCCAGTGCATGAATACCGTCTGACCCACGTAAGAGGTCAGGTCGTATCCGGCAGGTCCGTAAACTTTAGCTGAGCGATATGAAAGGGCGGCGTCGCTACCATCACCGGCAGGTTTCGTGTAGACGATGAAATATGGTGCGCCAGCCGCACGGACGTCAACCACTGCGTACTGAGCCGTCAGGTTCGCCAGCGTCATGGTTACTGCGGGGTTGTTGTTAGCTACGTAATTCCAGTTGATTGCGTTTGTAACGTCGGCTGAGTTCTTGTAGTACCAGCCAGCGGTGGTGTTGAGGGGATCAGGTACGCCAGCGGCTCCGGAACCGGAGACAGCCGTGTTCGTGCTGAGTAGGGTAGTAACCCCACCATCGAACGACCCGTCGATTAGTTGTTGCAGTACGGACTGACTTGCCCCAACCGACACCCAGCTAGCGCTGGCCGAGTTGTAGGCGTATAGCTGTTGCTCGTCAAGAACAACGGCCAAGTCCTTAGTCTTGGGATCGGATATCGAAGAAAGCTGAGACGGAGTAGTAACGACTGCGCGTACTCCCCCTGCTTCCTGCAACTCCCCCAGTGCCGCACGAACGTGATCGTTCATGTAGCCGTAATAGCCATTTTCATACGTAGCTAGGTTAACAGTCATTATCGCTCCTGAGATAATAAAGGGCGCACCGGAGTACGCCCGCTTAAGTTATTGAGGCATGGACGGGGGCATGGGTCTAGCTGGTGCCGGAGCGGAGCTAGCCTGTGCCTTAATCATACCTTCTCTTTCTTTTGATTCTAGTTCTCGTTCTTTCAACAACAGCTCCGACAGACGGATACGCTTCTCGAAGTCGTCGTCAACAGCGCCATCTTTATCACTGTCGGCGTACTTGAGCGTAACTTCCTGCGGGGCAAGCTGAGCTTCGACAGAGTACTTGTTAGCACGTGCCTGAGACTCTGCGGCCTGTCCGTTGAGTAGCTGTATCTGGCCCTGTGTAACGGCCATCTGCATCTGCTGTTGTTGCTGTGCGGCCTGCTGTGCGGCTGGGTCTGGTTGACTCCCCTGCTCTATAGCGGCTATCAACTCCTCGCGGTTGGATACGTTGAGGTGGTCGATGATCCCCTTGACGATCGCCCCGTGTGCCGGAGAGTCCGGCGGGATGACCTGAAGGATCTGACTGAGCTGTGCAACTTCGTACTCGCGTGCCATAGCGCCGAGGCTAGAGAACGGGATGAAGTTGTAGTCACCAATCGGATACTCTTCGGGGTTGAACTGCATGTAGCGGAAGGCCGCTTTCTTAACGAACGGCAGAAGAAAGTTCTCTTGGAAGTTAAGCAAGGTTCTCTTCTGACGCTTCATGACACCACCTTGCGACATGGACATGCCCGCCGCCGTGACGTCATTCTGTACTTGATTCATCGAACTATCGGAAGATCCGGTAGCTTGGCTTACCATATTCTGCAACGCCGCGCCCTGCTGGAACGTGATAGCGTTCAGTTGGCCGAAGTTGAAGGGCATGATAGCTTCTTGCGGAGCGCCGTTAGTCAGGAGCATTCGGCCCGGACGGACCTCGAGCTTGTGACCACGCGGTATGCGTGTGGCGTCCACCGCCATCATTGGGTGGGTTGTGAGTGCTAGTGCATCAATACGTGCGCGTAACTCGGCATCCAACGCCTTTTGGGACATGTAGCCTTTCTCGCACACACCTCGACCCCAGAAGATGTTAGGAACAACATCCCACTGGAAGGCCACGACCGGACGGTCCTGACACATGTATGGGTTAGGTATAGCCTTCAGTACTGTGTCACCGTTGGCGATGACGACCACGGCCTCCACGAGTGAACCGGGGACGTCGATTTCGTCCTCGTCCACACCTTCTGCAATAAGGTACTCGCGGGGTACTTTGCCGTAATACTTGGTGAGCCGTACACGACCCTTGGGTCGGCTGTCCACATCTTCGTCGAACTCGATTTCATCATCAGTTGCCGCCTCTCCTACGTAGCAGTCGCTCTTGTAGACGCCCTGCTCCTGAAGCTCCTCGACAATATGGCGGCTGACATACTCGTCAATCGCGCACCCCATAGCCGTATCCACTGAGGATGAGGCTGGGTCGATCAGGAAGTTCTTGGGCTGGACGGGGTTCAGCTTAACCAGCGGCCGGTAGGCTTCTTTAACACCCACCTGCTCCATAGCCCCTTCCATCATTGGCTGGGTAGCTGGAGCGTAAGTCTTCTGCTCTTCGATCGTGATCTCTGCAATGCCTGTACCGTAGACGGCCGCATTGATAAGTACTTCCGATACGGTAGAGCGGATGCGTGCGTGGTGGAAGTCCTCATGTAGCTTCTTGCGGAGGAACACCATGTCTGCTGTCTGCTCGTCAGCCATGTCGTCGCGTACGTCGAAGATCTTACCACGACCAAACGTGGACTCCTCGACCTCAGCTACGTTAGACTCGACGGCCTGTGCCAGCGCGGGGGCGATGAGCTTAGAACGCTCACTCTGGCGCTCGCTATCCTCAGCACTCCACTGGTTCCTAAAGAGCCGGTAGTACTCCTCATGCTTCTCGGAGTAGTTAGCCTCGTAGTGGTCGCGCCAGTCTTGGCACTTGCCAATGATCCACTCAGCGAGTACGCCGTCGTAGCTTACCTCACCGTCGAACTCATGTTCGAAGATCTTGTCATCACTCATAGTAGTCCTCAATATCCCGCGACCGCGTCCATTGGTGCGTACTCGTCCTCGAAGTCGAGGTCCGACGCGTATGGTACTATCGCCATCTGGTCGATGTATGCTAGAGAATCTAACAAGTCATCGTGTACTAGTTTAGAAGGGAAAGCCGACGCCTCGTCCACGAAGGTGAGGTTCCAGTCGCCCTGCTTCAGCTTAATCTTACCGTGCTCGAACCGGCCCTGCAACGCCCAGAGGATTCGATCCTCCTTCTTCTGGTTACCGTGCGATAGGAGTTC